GTTATGCGTTTATAGTGTAGGGCTATTCACTTCTTAAAATTGCAACCTCTGTAAAACTGGCGGATGCGTCCGCCATAAAATTAAGGTTAATTTAAAGAAATGACGGGAGAGCCCCATGACATATAGCCACCCCGCGGTTGCTGCGGGTACTTCCTCTACTCTTTTTAAGGAAGAGTAGGGACATAATAAACTACTGGTGTGTTGATATAGCCGATGAAGGAAAAATCATCAGCTGCTGCAACAGCCACGTTCAGTAAACCTGATTTGGCAGTAGTAGTTGGATTTGTTGTAGACATAAAAATTGTGGCTCCCATATCGGAACCTGCGGAAAGATCATATCGTCTACAAGGATAATATCTTTTGTTTGTGTAGTAAGGTATTTCAGCATCTACCATCATACGACCTCCTGCAAGAGCCTCTCCCAAGGTGAATCCTGCATTGCCGTTTGAAATAGACGTCTGACCTAAATTGCCCACTGTTGTTACATAAGATCTTGCTAACGCACTAGAGGAAGTGCCGATTGGAGCAGAAGAAACAGAGGCTAAAAAATTTGCTGTTGAAGTACGAGTTAAAACCAAATGATTCGCTTTTAAATCACTAGTGCTCATATCAGTTATACGTAATCTAATACCGCCTCTTCTGCCTAGAAATAAAGGAGCGAACCACGATAAATGAGTGTTATTAACATAATTAGTAGAACTAGTGCCTGTTAAATGCATACCATTTGGAGCTTTGCCTCTGTGTAAAGGGAAAGCCGAAATATTCCATGTATAAAATGCATTGCCAGTTGGTATTGCAGGCATTGGTAAAACTGTATACAAATTATATCTCTTAAGTAAAGCACGCAAGCTTACAATAGGATCACCATGAAAGATATGTGCAGCCTTGTCGTCAGGTTTAATATAATTACCAAACACTGCGTTTACCTTTTTGGCGGATCGAAGCATTAAATCATCTTGCATCATCTCTCCAGATTGAGGAAAGAATGAATAATTATTCATGGAGTTTTCGGGTTCAAAAAATTCAAAATCTGGACCAGCGCAAGCATAACACAAAATAGTAATATCGCTTACGGCTTGCCCACTACAAGTCAAATCATTTTGAACGACAACTGCTAAAGTACCATTGTCAAACTGAGGACTATGTGAGATACCCGAAGCACCAAAAGTAGTACCGACTCCTCCTGTAACTCCGCTAGCCCCTGGTCTAACAGTCCTATTATAGGCTAAATTACTCATATGACACACATCTATGATAGCTTCATGTGATTCAGACAAATCCCAAATGTAATTGTAATTGGTGTTAGATTCATAAACTGTAGTAGCAGAAGTAGTTCCAAAACCAGCAGGATCATATATAATTCGTAATCTACCTCTATGAAATGAAGAGGCAACCGCTACAAATCTAAATCTGATGGAACCTCTCCAATACCTAAAAGCTTGAGCTGCGTATGTCATTGGACACATAGAAATTTGAGGTGCTGTAGCCCCAATACCAGTAACCCAAAAATTAGGTGAAACATTCATAAAAAATAAAGCTTTACCAGGTAACATAGAAGTTTGCCAACTTTGTCCTGACACACAAGCTTCCCTTTCAATAATGTCACTGATTGCCATAGAGTCTTTGCCTGAAAAGCCAACTACACGTGGATCTACCGTAACTTCTTGTTTATCGTCTAGAGTCATTTTATAAATTGGATCTTTCTGATTTGTTGAAGCAAAATTTGGATACTTTCGTTCCCTAACTGTATGAAAATCGGTAATAACAGCAGGTCGCGAAAATCCAAAAATATGCGCCATACTAGATAAAGAAGAAAACATATACTGTGAAACTCTGGCGTAAGGTGCAATACTAGGAATCTTAATCAATTGGCCAGATACTTTAGCAAGAACATTGGCAGTGTGTTCTACAGGACCGGGTTCAGAATACTCATCAGAAGATTGTGGAACCAAACCGGGTAAATTGTTAGTAGTAGGAGCTCCGAAAACTATGTTCTCAGCCCATGCCATCACAGATATAGTGATGGTATCTACAGCTGGACCAATTTGTTGTAAAGGAGCAAATTCCGCCAGTATTATCACACCCAAATCATTTTGCTCACTGGTTGAAGTATTGAATGCTTCAAATTTATGTAAATAAGGCATGCGTAGACAACCTCCTTGACTAGTAGTAGGATTAAGATATACTCCGGGCAATTGCGATATACGCATTCTAGTGGATTGGTTACCGGCAGTGGTAACACCTGTGGGATTAGAAATGTTATCATCACCAGAATTGGGTAAAACACCAGCAAAAAATCTACCGTAATGAAAAGGGGAACCGTTTATCATAAATTTAAAACAAACATCACATTTAAAATTTCTAAAATTATTCATCCTATTCATAACTCTTTTATTTGTAAAAAACAAGCCAGGTGATATAACAACTGGTGTAGTCAAAGGATTCAATGTAGGTGACTGTGTATTCGGAGTTACAACATATGAAGCAATGTTTGTAGGACGAGACAAAAAGTGCTTCAATTGCTCTATATCGCTATCCCTAGAATATAATGTACGTTCATGATCTATATCAAAAGAAACTTCTTCATACATGGTGTCATTAACAAAGGTCGTCAAAATCTGACCCATATCCTTGCTTAAATTTTCAGATGTTAAGATGCCTGATTGAGGCAACAACACTTGCTTTTTAGCTGGTGGTCCATTCGGATTGGCTTCATTATATCTTTTAATAAACCTCTTAGCCGTATTAGCTGCAGAAGCATAAAAATTACCATCAGGTGGGGGTAATGTAAAGTCACCTATTTCGTAATACGTGTTATATTCCAATTTCTTCTGCAAAACTTCTTGGATCGCATCTACGACAATGGAACCATCAGGATATAAAAATTCAGGTATAACAACTACACCTTCATAAAGTTCAAACTGAGGAAAAATGCCAGATTGAGGAACAAAAGAAGGCAAAGGGCCGCCCACAGTGCATATATGGCACATTGTCTGTGGCCAATATGTTGTTGTAGGTCCCTTCGATATGAGGCCATGATACTTAGGAGAACAATGTGTTGCTCTGCAACATCCATGTGGTACAGATTGTCCAAATGAGAGTTGCCTAAGTTCTGACTCAGACTGATCTGAGTAGAGCGGACTATCCAGTCCTTCCGGGGGAGTAAATCCGGCTATACTCCAAGGTTGTTCATTATTTGACTGCGAGGTTGAACTGCCTCCTTGTTTGTTAGTGAGTCAATTTTAAAGGGAGAAATTAACTCAATTTCCTCCCCGATAAAAGGTTTAAAGAGCCCTTGAAAGAAAGCCTAAATATAAATTGCTCTAATTTATACCCGGTAATCAATTCATTCAAGTTCTGCACCATAAGAAGATCGCCACCTATTAATACGATCTTCAAAATTTAAATGGCTAGTCAAACTATACCTATTTAAATTATGCGAATTGAGAAATATAAGGATTCGAGATCTGAAATCCTCGTATTTTTCTTCACCATGAGCAAAATATTCGTGCAAAGCACCGTCTATAACTTGCCCTATCAATTCCTCATCAGTGACATGAGGTGATTTGATACCATAAGATAAAGATTTCAAAATGGAATCTTCATCTAAAGCGCCTATGCACAACTCTAATCCAGAAATGTAAACATTCTTTCTTTTCAAAAAATCAACTTCATTCAAATTCATATATTTTAGATGATCTCCAGTTTTAGAAGGAGGAGTATAAGTTAAACCATAAGTTAAAAGTATGCGAGCCTTGTCTATAGAATTAAACCATTCACAATCCGATGAGACTGAGCCTATGTCATCATCACCATATGTTATTTGATTAACATATTTACGGTAATAACAAAATGAAGGACCAGGTCTAAGTTCAAAAAACGCACATCTAGATAAAACTGAATTTACAATAGAATTTAAATATACTGTTAAATTTTGCCCGCTAGGGTTCCCACCCATTAATGTAATTAAAGAACCATAATAATTGACAATTGGGGTAGTGACATCAGAAATCATCGATTCCATTATTATAAGGGATTTGTCATCATAACCAAGGTCCTGCGCCAATAAAACTAATATCTTCATACAAGCTTGAGTAACATTTAATGGCAATTGTTGGTCATACCCAGAATAATCCCCAGCAACGATTCTATTAGAACCATGTGTGGAAATATGGTTCATGAGCACTTGCCAATTAGGCGAATGACTGTCTATGCCCACCGCACATTCAGAAAGTAATGGAATTTCGGACAACAATCTGACAATAGGTAAAAAATATTTCCTTAAAATCAATTTAAAATCGGTCGAGGCACCGAAAAACACTCGAACTTTATCACTACCAATCTTTTTTGGCTCGTCTTTTAAATGAGCTGTAAAAACAGGATACGCCCTCTCGCCATTTAAATATAAATTCTCCATTTGCTCAATTCGGTCCCAGAAAAAAGATGAATTTGAATCAAATTCTTTTTGACTATCAGGACCTTGAACAAAATCAGACATCTTACCTGATAATGGAAAGCCAATTGAAGAAGTCATTTTTAGACCATCGATGTATCGCAAGCCATTAATTCCATTAATTATTTCCATCTTATCTAACGGTCTACAAAATAATTTACCAGTTTTATAAAACGTTTTTAATTCTTTTGAAATAGGTAAATAATAATCATTAACGGCTTTCTGCAAGACTTCAGAAGATGGTCCAATTCCAGGTTCAGCAAATTTGGCTAAATTCTTAGAAAAATGATACCATTTCGGAGGGTTATTCATATTAGGAGGTCCATGTATTATTTGCTTATCTAAGCATTTAAATAAATCATCAGCATACTTCCTCTTAACAACCTTAGTACGATACTTATGAGTATCACCTATGATACCATGATTAATGATATAACTAGGATCATCAATGAAATTCAAGGGATGATCAGGTCTGGTATTAATCTCAGGATCCTTAGAGCGATTGCGAGGATGCGTTAAACCAAAATGAGGATCAAATAAACCCTCAGACGCAACATTGACTACATCTACATTACCTAAAGTTAAAAATTTAATAGAAGATTCTAATTGCTGACGTGTGACAAAACCAGCACACCCATGAGGTGTACCTGTAGCACCACCTAGATGAAAACCTAAAATGGCTGTAGGTTTAGTATTGGAAACCCAAGTTCCCATACACATACCAGAAAAAGTCTTGGTTCCATCTAATAAAGAATATCTAAAACCAGTATAAGAAGAACCATTAATAACACCATTTCCTTGCGTAGTTTGAATACCCGGATCAAGTCTTGCACTAGTTCTATTTCTATATCCCTCGTGTGTTAAATAAGCCATTTCAGCAGGCAAAGATCTACTAGAAGAAATAGTAGTAAAAAACTTCAACAAGTTAGACATTGGAACGCCATAGGTAACATATAATACACCCAAATCTGTACCAGAAATGTGTGAATAATGGTGTTTATTAAATCTAACTTTAGTCAATCTATCTTGCATTTCCTCAGTTCGAGAAGATCTCAAAATAATATGTGATACATTCTTTTTGAGCATTATTTCAAAAAAATGGTTAGGGATAACCATGAAATTTGTCTTTAAAAAGAAAACGTTGACAAAATTAAACTTTTGATTGATATCGTCCACCATTATAGTAGCAATACACAAATTCTTTTCTACCTTGTTCACAAGCTGATAATCGACCATAGTCTTACAACTTTCTGTAGCCAATGGAATTATGCTTTTATTAACCCAAACGTTTGTCTGCTTAGAATTAGTGTTAAGTTCTTCAACAGATAAGGGGACTAAATTGCCTTGATTGTCCATTTTCTTACGTAAAAAGGATGAACCTGTGCGAGCCAACAACCGTATTATTTGAACAATAAAACAAGAAATACCTACCGAAAAGGTGGATATAGCAATAACGCTGGTTATTGGATTGGAAACAGCGGTGTTTATATACTGTCTATACCTACGATACCTTACATAATAAATAGTAGAAATTTTATATAAACAAAAGGTAGAGACAAGCATAAAAACTGTATAATGCAAAGCAAAAAAAGACATAAATGTCAAACCAAAGTAAGAATAAATATCCCTAAAAGAAATATAATTAACAAACGATGGGACAAACTCGGCAGATTTCGATAAGATTGCGACACCACTCTGAACATGTAAATTTTCATACGTTGACCTGTTGTGAGGGTAAACGTCCTTATAAGCATCGGAAAGCGTTTTAGGTAGACTTGAAATTCTCTTTACAACGTTCTCCTGGTCTTTACAATGAGTGGAAGCCATTTTGCAAACAAGGTCATGGACTTCCCTTATATTAAATGGTGAAGCAACACCATTGCTATCACACTTAAGAGGTTTCTTGACAACTACAGCTTTGCTAGCATCTCCACCAGAAGTCACAGTAAAACAATAAATATCCCAGAAGTCAGCAAAAATTTGCTCAAAAGGCTCAGAAGTTTCCATAGTTTTAACAAAATCTCTAGCCAAAATAGGACACAACTGGTAATGTTCCGGTGAGGCTTCAGGATTTTTTGCAAATCTGCGTTTAACTTGAACTGTCATAAACAAATTAAAACGCCTTAAAATAGAAACTGGTTCCATAGAATAAACTCCTGCTAACAAATCTTCTACATTAGTTGTAACTGTGACAACCTTTGGTTCTAAAGGAATCTTTCCTTTAGAAGCTAAATCTGCCATAACAGGATAGGATGCTATGTTATTAACAAATTCAATTATCTTTTCAACGGGAGAATTTTTAACAAACTCAGGACGTGTATTGCACATGTCATCTAATAAAATGGCTTCAGTGCCGTATTTGTATGTAGAAAAGAAATTATCGTTGGGATTATACACAGTAGCGTATTCAGGACTAGGATTACCTCCTTGGGCAATGATAGCAGAAGTTGTTAATATCTGAGAAATAGAACTCTTCCCCACAGAGGAACCTCCATGTATGCACATAGCAAAAGGAGATTTACGAAGTCTACCGCACATAGATAGTCTTACCATTTCCTGCAATTTTGATTCTATGATCTCCCACTTCCTTTTAACTATTTCAGCTTCTTGAGTGTTAAGGGATTTTAATGAACTATACTGTGATCTATAAAAATCGATCAATTTAACCGCGTCTTCTCTATATTGAACTTCATCCCTAAAACCGGAATTCAACCAATCCAATTCTTTAACAGCACTCCAACTAGAAATGAACTTAACATGCAATTCAGCCATAACTAGCTGTTCATGGTTGTCAAATAATAAAGGTCTAAAAGATTTGTATTTAAAACACAAATACCCAATATCCAAAAAATATTCTACAGATTCCATAACTAAATCAAAAATATCAGTGACAGTAAAATTATTGGAATTCTGAAGTCGCTTAAGAAAAGAATCAGAAAAAACTTTAAATCCAGCAATGCTAAATTTTAACTGTAAAGTTGAACATAAAAAATTTGAGGCCAACATTGTAAATAATCTACTACATAATTTAAAAGCTTTGGAATTAAACATATGTTTAACGGATTTAAATTTGCTTCTCAAAAAACTAACAAAATCGTTGTGAGTACAATCGGACTGTCCATCATCGACTTCTGTGTCTGATTCTACTGAAGATTGAATTTTAAAAATAAAATTAAAATCCTTGAATAGGCTTTTGATAAAAGGCCAATATTGAACAAGATTCCTTTCCTTGACAAACAAATAAACAATAGAAACTACATTGGTCATATTTTGAGATGAAGATAAACCAGCCACAAAAGCAACCCAGCTATCTAAATGCAAATCTAATAAGTTGTGTTGAGACAAATAATTTCTACATCTCGATAAAACTTTTAAATCGCGAACTCTATCACACAATGATTCAATGAGTCTATTGCTCGAGTCAAATTTGGGTTGCATAAAATGTTTTGAAAAACGTGGGTATGAATCAATCACGTCATCTGAAATCATTTTCTTCAAAATACTCTGTGGCATACAAAAAGACAAATTAATATAATAATTGAAACTATCTACAAGCCAAGTACTGTAATCTTCAAGAACATCTTCACAAGAATTGGCAAGTGAAGGTTGTAAAAAGTCCTTAGAATTATTACAAAAATCATCATCAAAAAGACCAGAATGGGGTTCGAAATTGAGTTTACGTTTGACTGCAAATAAAGCATCATCAAACTTAGATTGATCAGACTTCTTTGCGGCTCTTTTCTTATTAAAAAGTTGTTGTTGGTTTTTCTTTAACAAAAGCTTTTCAACTCGAAGTTTGTTTTCAAATTTAGATTTATTGAAATCTTTAGGAGTTGAAAACTCTCCTGACTGAATCACAACTTCAGTCTGAACTACTAAGAGTTCTGCATTGCGTCTCAATGAATGCTTAATTGTTGGTACAATTTCAGATTTGTTTTCGTGGGTGCTCGCTGAGCTTTGCAAAAACTTAATTATCATAAAATTTGGGGCGAAAAGTGAATATGAACGTGTCACTTTGTCTTAACACTAAAAATAACAAAAATAAATAAATAATATTTAAATGCATTAAATACTATTTCATATGCTCACGGCTTACAGCTCCAAAGGCTGCATGAGACAGTCCAAAATAACATATAATGTCGTAATAATAAAATCGTAAATTAAAAATATGAATAAGGCCAACCACGCCAATCATATTATAGCTGTACCAAACGACTATAATAAACATGTTGCCGGTTTCTTACCATATAAATAAAATAAAATTAAACTTTCAGAAACTTTAAAATTAAATTATAATTTATATCATTTTCCATACATAAAAAGGAAATTATAATAATACAGTGGAATAAAAACTTTACATTAAAAATCTTGTGTACATATTTAGAAATATGCACAATCTAATGCAAAGAAAAATTGCCTTCCTAATTCAAGGATAGGCCCAGTACTTCTAACTGTGTTTAAGTTGTCGACTTCCATTGTTATAAATTACTAAATAACAATTATGTCAGTTATAGGCTTTTTACACA